ATAAGCTACGATAGTGAATAATAAAGGCTAGTTAGATACAGTTGCGGAATACGTGCTAGTTTACTGGGTAGACCCGCATATGAGACGTGCTACATAGTGGGTATAGTAAAATATTACTTGACAAATTCTCATAAGTATGGTATAATAGTTGTACTAAGGAGAAAAAACGCTATGTTAGCTCCTAAGTAATAACAATATAAAAAACAAACAATATAAAAACTACTTAGTTAACTTAGAAGTAAACTTAGAAGAGTAGTAATTTTTAAATGTTAGTCTCTACTTACGTAGGAAAAGGCTTAGAGTGGACTTAGAAGAAAAAGAAGACAATCAGGTTGTTGTGTCTATACCTCGTAGGGGTCGTCCACCTAAGGCTGTCGTAGAAGCGAAGCGTAAAAGAGGCAAGGTAGGTCGTCCCCAGGGTGACACAGGAAGGATCGCTGAATTCAAAGCTAGACTCCTGAGTACTACTGGAACTAAGGTCATAGACACTGTCTTAAGAAAAGCCTTGGACGATGAAGATAAAGATCAGGTAGCATGTCTAAAGATGTGCATGGACAGACTTCTACCTGTCTCACTCTTTGAAAAGGATGCTAAGGGTCAGCGGAATGCTGTAACAATTAACATCACTGGCTTGGGTGAGACTAAGGTGGAAGCTGTAGAAGATGTTGAGATAATCGACATGTTCGAAGGAAACTCGAATGAATCTTAACTTCGAGCTCCTGCCCTGGCAAAAGAAAGTATTTAGTGATGACACTCGGTTCAAGGTAATCGTAGCAGGTCGTCGCTGTGGAAAGAGTAGACTCTCAGCAGTAGCCCTCTTGGTAGAGGGACTGAGATGTCCAGCAGGTAGTGCGGTTATGTACGTAGCTCCTACGCAAGGACAAGCCAGACAGATTATCTGGGACTTGCTAATGGATCTTGGCAGAGAAGTGATAACAAACTCTCATGTAAATAACATGGACATCACTTTGATTAATGGTGCTAAGATTTATGTCAGAGGAGCTGATAGACCAGATACCTTGCGTGGAGTCAGCTTAACATTTCTCGTGCTAGACGAGGTAGCTGACATTAAACCAGATACTTGGGAGAAGGTCTTACGTGCTGCGTTATCAGACAAAAAGGGTAAAGCACTCTTTATTGGGACTCCGAAGGGACGCAACTGGTTCTACGATATGTATAATCTGGGGTCGTCTGAAGAAGATGAGGAGTGGAAAAGCTGGCACTTTACAACGAAAGATAACCCGCTCATTGATCCGAAAGAGATTGAAGGAGCTAAAAAGACTTTATCGTCATTTAGTTTTAAACAGGAATACGAAGCCTCCTTCGATAACGCAGGAACAGACTTATTCAAAGAACAATGGATAAAGTACGGAGAAGAACCCAGTGAAGGTGTTTATTACATTGCAATAGACTTAGCAGGGTTTACTAATGTTAATTACTCCTCCGCAAGAGCAAAGAAATTAGATGAATCAGCTATCGCAGTAGTAAAAGTAACTGAAGATGGTGACTGGTTTATAAAGAAGATTGAGCATGGACGCTGGGATGTTAAGGACGCAGCAGCAAGGATTCTTAAGAACATCAGAGACTTTCAACCAGTAGGTGTAGGAATTGAAAGAGGAACAGTACGTAATGCTGTACTGCCCTACCTCAGTGATCTAATGAGATCAAACAACGTCTACGCAAGTATACAAGATTTAACGCATGGTGGTAAACAAAAGACTGAGAGGATTGTCTGGGCATTACAAGGACGATTCGAGCATGGTAAGGTAACACTGAATGAAGAAGAGGATTGGACACAGTTTGTGGATCAGCTTCTAATGTTCCCTACTGCTCAGGTGCATGACGACTTAGTAGACGCTTTATCTTATGTCGATCAGTTAGCTGTAACGTCGTACTTTACAGATGACATGGACGATGAATATGAACCTAATGACTTTATATCGGGATATTAAATGAGTATAACTGGTAGCTTGTTTAGGATGGTAGCTCCTGGGTTAGTAGATAACTTAGAGGCACAAGGCTTGTTTAAAGGTTCTAGCAGAGTAGCACCTAGTCTAGTACCTGAGATGTTTATTGGTAGAGAAGGTATTAGTAACTTAGGAGCAGCAGGTATTACAGACGCTCCTGCACTAACTAAAACATTAGAAGACGCACAGCGTGATTGGTTTAGATTACCTGCTGAGGAGTGGGATGCTTTATATCCTAAGCAAGGCATAGCGTTTGATCCTGTAGCAAACAAGGCAATGCTAGAGATCAGCGATAAGAACGTAGACTTACGCAAAGGTGTAGACCTAAACAAGATCCCTGAGAATGAAGTCTTAGCATTCGATGAAGTATTCAAAGCAGATACGTTAAAGAAAGCTTATCCAGACATCGAAGACGTTACTGTTAGCTTTATCGATGATCCTGTCTCCTCTCGCTTAGCAGCATACGCTCCTGAGCAGAACATGATTCTGTTTAATCGTCAGCATCCTGACTGGAGAAAAGCAGATACTCCAGTTAAAGTAGCTCTGCACGAGATCCAACACTACGTTCAAGGTAAAGAACTATTCACACAGGGTGAGAGCTTTACTGGTGTTCTAAACCAGAACGACTCCTACAAACAAGCATCTAGTTCTTTAAACAAAGCTATTGCTCAATCTCCTGCAGAAAGCCTACGCTTTGCAAAAGAAGTTAAGCTTGGGTTTACTCCTGATAATGTAGCAGAAGCAATTGGTAGTTTATCTGCTCCTAATGGTTTATCTGCTCGTAAAGCTTTAGAACAAGCTTTTGGAGATAAACAAAAAGCAGAGAAGTTTATCATGAATCTAGATGCTCAAAAGTATCCTACACTACGTGCTGCTGTAGATGCTAAGAACAGTTCTAGTCAAGCATACCAACAATCCGTAGCAGACTACATGAAAGTAGCTGGAGAAGTCTTTGCTCGTCAGACTGAGCAGCGTCGTGGTATGGACGTGTCAGAACGTCTAGCACAACCTGCTATGAGAGCAATCGAGACAGATCCTCAGAATCGTATGGCAGGTGTGACGATTGATAACATGACTGCTCCTCGTGCTGGAACTACAGAACAAGCTGCTTACATTGTACCTGAGTGGAATCTTAAAGAACAAACAAAACAAGAAAGAGACGAAGGATTTAGTAGGAAGTTAAACAACCCTATTAAACTTCAAGACGGTAGTAGACTTTCTGGATTTACTAGTAATTCTCAAGAAGTATTTTATGGTTACGATAAAAATGGAGAAATATTTACAATTAGAAAAGAATTTGTAAAACCAGAAGATATTGTAAGTTCTAGAGATTCAAACAAAACAGCAGATAAAATTAGAAGTCGGTTACTAGAGTTACAGAAACCAACAGATTTTGCTGATCCGTTTGCTATGCAAGTTCCACAATCCACAATCCCTGAAGGAATGTAAGAATGGCTGAATTTAAAGAAGATATCACAACAGAAGATGATCGTGAGTTAGTCTCATTCATCGTAGATCATTGCAATCGTTGGAGAGATCACCGAGATGTAAACTACTTAGATAAATGGGAAGAGTATGAAAGATTGTTCCGAGGAATCTGGGATGGGCTTGACAAGACTCGTGAGTCCGAGAGATCTCGTCTTGTTACTCCCGCCCTCCAACAAGCTGTTGAGTCGAAGCAAGCTGAGATTTCTGAAGCTGTCTTTGGTCGTGGCGAGTTCTTTGATATTGTTGATGATCGTATGGATCAAGACAAGAATGATATTGCCTTAGTACGTCAACAGATGCATGAGGACTTTAAGTTCTCGAAGGTTAAGAAAGCATTAGATGATATTATTCTCTTAGGAGAACTGTACGGTACAGGTATTGGAGAGATTACCGTAGAAGAGAAGACAGTGATGTCTCCTTCCACCCAGCCTATTCCTGGCACTGCTATGGCAGCTATCGGTGTGACTGAACAGAAGAAGTTCATGGTTCAGCTCCATCCAATCAATCCTCGTAACTTCCTCATTGATCCTAACGCTCGTGATGTAGAATCATCCTTAGGTGTTGCAATCGAGGAGTATGTTGCTTATCACAAGATTGTTCAAGGCATGGTCGATGGTACATATCGTAAGGTAGGAATCACTCCTAGCTACAACGACATGGACTTAGAGCCTGTCCAAGAGATGTCTCCTAAGCAGGACGACAAGGTACGAGTTATTCGTTACTATGGTCTTGTTCCTAAGGAATACTTAGAAGAGTTACAGAAGAAAGACGGAGAAGAGATTGTAGATCTATTCCCTGAAGGTTCGATGGCTGAAGACTACCAAGACATGGTAGAGGCTATCGTCATCATCGCTGATGATCAGTGGCTCTTAAAAGCTGAAGAGAATCCTTACATGATGAAGGATCGTCCTGTTGTCGCCTATCAAGCTGATTCTATGCCTGGTCGTTTCTGGGGTCGTGGTACTGCTGAAAAGGGCTACAATATGCAGAAAGCTATTGACGCTCAGATCCGTAGTCACTTAGATTCTTTAGCGTTAACCACTTCTCCAATGATGGCAATGGATGCTACACGTCTGCCTCGTGGTGCTAAGTATGATGTACGTCCAGGTAAAAACCTCTTAGTAAATGGTAATCCTAACGAGATCATGATGCCATTCAAGTTTGGTACGACTGATCCTCAGAACTTCCAGACTGCTCAGAACTTCCAAGCAATGCTCCTCCAAGCTACAGGTACAATTGATAGTACTGCTATGCCTGGACAGGTCGCTGCTGGTGAAGCCTCAGGTGCTGGCTTATCTATGGCTCTCTCAGGCTTGATGAAGAAGAACAAGCGTACTCTGATTAACTTCCAAGAGGACTTCTTAATCCCATTCATCACCAAATCTGCCTACAGATTCATGCAGTTTGACCCAGATCGTTACCCAGTTAAGGACTTTGTGTTCTTGCCTGTATCTACCCTAGGAATGGTAGCTCGTGAGTACGAACAACAGCAGATGATGGGCTTAATGTCTACCTTAGGAGCAGAATCTCCTATCGTTCCTCTGTTATTACAGGGTGTAATCCAGGGTTCTAGTATCTCTAATCGTGAAGAAATCGTAGCAGGACTCCAACAAATGAGTCAACCTGACCCAATGCAACAGCAAATGCAGCAACTTGCTATGGCTACAGCTCAGGCTACCCTCCAGAAGACCCAAGCAGAGGCTGCTAAGGCTATGGCTGAGGCACAGAAGGCTGGAGCTCAGGCTCAGGCAATCCCTGTAGAGACCCAAATCAAGGCTGTAGAGGCTGCGAATAAGCCACAGGGTGCTGACCCCTTCACCCAAGTAGAGAAAATCGCTAATTTAGCCCTTAAAGAGGCTGATATCATGTCTAATGAGCGTATTGCTATGTTACAAACTGCTACAAAAATGCAATAACTATTGACAAATTGTAAAAAGTATGGTATAATATAAGTATATATTAACACAATAAACTCTCCTTGTCAAGGAAAAAGAGTATGAACAGAGAATTACAGGATTATTACGAAGATCGCTTCTCAATGATGGCATCCAAAGGGTGGCAGAATTTGATTGAAGACATAGAAGTTATGCTTAGTAGTACTGACACCATTAGAGGTGTGGATACTGAGCAACAGTTATGGTTCAGAAAGGGAGAAGTCTCTATTATGACCTGGCTAAAGAATTTAAGAGAGTCAAGCACCGAAGTCTACGAGCAACTCCAGAAAGAGGAAGATAATGCCGAGACGGATGTTTGAGTTTTCATGTAAGAATTCACATATCACTGAGTCCTTCGTCGATGTTGACACAAAAGAAGTTCAGTGTAGTGAGTGTGGCGAGGTAGCTACTCGCATTCTTTCCTCTCCTAGGTTGGGTTTAGATCCAATCAGTGGAGATTTCCCTAGTGCTACTGCACGATGGGCAAAGATGAGAGCTGAGAAGCTGGCATTGGAAAGAAAAACAACAGCTAATCACGGCTCGTAAATGGAC